GGCAAATGAAAATGAAGATTTTGGCACGGGCTGGGGTAATTATAGCGTCCTTGAACTCCCTAAGTGGCTATAAAAACTCAAAGTGCTAAAGCGAAGGGCAGACGACATCAGCAATGGGTAAGGGATAAAATTCTTTCTCTCTTCCCCAAAGCACTCCTCCCTGATGATGTCAGAAGCACTTCTATGGGCGCTGGCGGCGAAGACATCCAACTAAGTCCAGCCGCCAGACGCTTATTTCCATACTCCGTAGAATGTAAGGCTTTTAAATCTTTCGCAATCTACAAGGTGATGGAACAAGCTGCAGAAAACTGCCCTGATAAAGCAGAACCTGTAGCAATTATAAAAGCAGATCGGCGCAAACCGCTGGCAGTCCTCGACGCAGAACATTTTCTTAATTTAATCGGGCAAATCAGTGACAAAAATAAATCTTCCAGAAAATAGTATTTTTTTAATGCTTACTCTTAATCCTGCCACAGGAAATATGAAACTTTCATCAGGTGGTAATGTTCCAAATACTCTTGATCCTAAATATTCAGATGCGCTTTTGGATATTTCATACGGACTCAATCTTATTGTAGATCAAGGCGTTGAATACCTTGCAACTTCAGGCTCTCTTTTACGAATGATAGAAGAAGACGCAGAAGAAGAAGAGGTTATTTTTGAGCCTGATGATGAGCTTTTGGAGAAAATATCCGAAGCTAAGGTAGTTAAATTTCCAAAAAAATTACATTAAAAAGGAGTCTTGTAATGACCTACGAGGATCATTTGCGTAATTATCCAATTGATCAAGACCCAATGCCTACAATGGATGTGGTCCATAAGCCTCTGCATTATAATCAGTCGGGCATTGAATGCATTGAGGCTATGAAGGCTATGGCAGAGGGTGGTGTTAAGCCGCCTAAAATTACCCCTACTCCGCACCAATCCTATTGCTGGCAAAACTCATTTAAATACCTCTGGCGCTGGCCTTATAAAAATGGGGTTGAAGACCTTAAGAAGGCACGTTGGTATCTTGATCGTCTGATTGAGGAGCTTGAAAAATGATAACTCAAGAAGACATTGATGCAGTTGCAAGCCTTGCAGATCCACTTCCTAAAAAGGACCACCTAATGAATAATATGTTACCGACTGATTATCAGAATTTTATTGCGGTCAGCCGCTATGCCAGATGGTTAGAGGATGAAGGGCGTAGAGAAACTTGGAGTGAAACTGTTGACCGTTATATGGATAATATTGTCCATAAGGCTTTACTACATTACTTAGGTGAGCCTGATAATTATGAAGAGTTTAATACTCTTATGCGAGAGATACGCGAGGCAATACTAGGTCTAGAAGTCATGCCATCTATGAGAGCATTAATGACTGCAGGAAAAGCGTCTGAGCGTGATAATACTTGTATGTATAACTGTAGTTTTCTAGCCATAGATGACCCGAAGGCCTTCGATGAGGCTATGTTCATCTTGCTTTGTGGTACAGGGGTCGGCTTTAGCGTTGAGCGGAAGTTTGTTGAGAAACTGCCTGATGTTCCTAAGCTCTTCGATAGCGATACGGTCGTAATGGTTAGAGATAGTAAGGAGGGGTGGGCTAAGGCTCTCAGACAAATTCTAGCTCTTCTGTATGCTGGTGAAATTCCAAAGTGGAATATGTCAAAAGTACGTCCTGCAGGTGCTAGACTTAAAACATTTGGGGGTAGGGCAAGCGGCCCAGCGCCTCTAATTGATTTGTTTAATTTTGTCGTTAAAACTTTTAAAGATGCACAGAATAGAAAACTTTCTTCAATCGAATGCCATGATATAATGTGTAAGATTGGAGATGTGATTGTAATGGGTGGGGTAAGACGCTCCGCTATGATATCACTGAGTAATTTAACAGATGATCGGATGCGGTACGCTAAAAGTGGGCAGTGGTATGACGAGCCAGATAAGAATATCTACCGCCACGGCTATCGCGGGTTAGCAAATAACTCTGTGGCTTACACTGAAAAGCCTGACGTTCTTTCATTTATGCGGGAATGGACCGCTTTAGTTGGAAGTGGAACAGGTGAAAGAGGTATTTTTAATCGCCAAGCCTCTAGAAATCAAGTTTTGAAGAATGGAAGGCGCGACCCTGACTTTGAGTGGGGAACAAATCCCTGTTCGGAAATAATTTTAAGAGGCCCACGCATAGATAAATCAGGTAATCCTATTACGGGTACAGGTGGGCAGTTTTGTAACCTATCCGAAGTGGTAGTTAGAGCAACCGATAGTATAAAAGATTTGGAAAGAAAGGTACGGATCGCTACTATACTAGGAACAATTCAATGCACTTACACATATTTTCCATATTTACGCAAAGTCTGGGAGAAAAATACAGCGGAAGAACGTCTTCTTGGAGTAAGTCTCACAGGGATCATGGATAATAAATTAATGACGCTCCAGAATAAAGGTCTCCCAAAAACCCTAGAGCATTTAAAAAATGTAGCAATTTCCACTAATGCTTACTGGGCTGAACGATTTGGTATCTCTGCATCCGCTGCTATAACCTGCGTAAAACCATCTGGTACAGTATCTCAGCTAGTAGATAGTGCTAGTGGCATACATGCACGGCATAGTCCTTATTATATCAGGACTGTTAGAGGGGATAATACAGACCCATTAACACGTTTATTAAAAGATCAAGGCATTCCAAATGAACCTGATGTAACGAAACCTAAAAATACAACGGTGTTTAGTTTTCCTGTTAAATCCCCAGAGGGTGCAGTCTGTACAAAAGATTTAACAGCAATACAGCAATTAGAAATTTGGTTGATTTATCAGAGACACTGGGCAGAACATAAACCTAGCATCACAATAAATGTAAAGAGAGATGAGTGGTTAGAGGTTGGTGCATTTGTATACAAAAACTTTGATGAAATGTCTGGTGTAGCGTTTCTTCCATATGATGATCATGTTTACCAACAAGCTGTGTATACAGAGGTAGATGAAAAAGAATCTGTATACGAAGACGGTGTATTTAAAACTCATTCTTATGAAAGCTTACTCAAGCTTATGCCAAAAAATATAGATTGGAGTAAACTCTCTGAGTATGAAAAAGAAGATACCACGACAGGCACTCAATCTATGGCATGTACAGGAGATGTTTGTGAGATGGTGGATATATCTGCGTGAAACATTTAATAAATATATTTATATGGTTATCATGCGGAGTGAATGTTTTCTTAGGTGGATCTCCTTATGAAACTTTTTCTGCACGTAACTATAGATATAAGTTACATGGTCGTCGTAACTTAGTGAAAACGATAGATTTTTTTATAGGGGAGGGTCACTGTGAAAGGTGTTATAAAGCAGCCGCTTTACGGCGTATCTATCCCGTTAAATAATTGTTTTTTATGAAAATTTTCTATAAATGGGTTGACCATTCCACGCATTAGATATACATTATCGTCAGAGCAAGGTTTGAATTGGTCCACTTTGTTCGTTGGTTGGAGACCCCTGCTTTGGTCGGCGGGGGTCTTTTCAATCCAACCCTAGCTGCATCATTTGGTCATCCACTGTAATAGTAGGAACACTTTCGTCTTCTGTATTACCTGTGACTGCAGAAGGATACGCAAGAGACATGGTTTCTAAGTTGTCGCCTACTTTTCTACCCGCTATTGTAACAGCGCCACTTACACCTATCTGCCTCGCCATACGGGTGTATTCTTTGATCGTTTCTATTATCGTTTTTCGCATCGGGCCACGGTTTTTAATTCCCGCCACAATTAATTCAGGCACTCTAAAAAGCAGTTCCATTTGGTTTCTCTGGTTTGCGATTGGAAGCTGGTCGATATACTTCTTAAAGAAGGCTGAACCAATTGCTGCAGCTTGTAGGCTTGCATCACCTCTACCAAATAATACACCTACGTTTGCACCGATTAATCTAGCTAAATTCTTTTGGAGATCTGGCGTATCTGACATCACCTGATTGAATGTTTTAGGATCTTTTATTCTCTTCTCTAACTGTAACCCTTGAAAGATCATTTCCCCTATAGCATTTCTTTCGTCAGCACTTAAAATCCCAGTATCTACCATTACATCTAGGATAGTAGGATCTCCTGAGCGTCTACTCATAGGCTGCAACATACGTTGAGCTACCGTGGTGAAGTCTGGTGGATCACCCGCCCCTGCAAATATTTGATCGATTGTTGCATTTCTGAAATCAATCCTAGCTTCGGGAGCAAGTGACCCCGCTTCTACGGCTTCTCTAGCTAATCTGGAATAACCCTCTACTGGGGTATCCGTTGCTAATGTGTTTCCTATAGCGTCAGATAGTCTTTCGGTGTTTCTTACAAAGCCTAATTCATCAATTAGCCTCGCGGCGGTTCGATTTGCCTCATACAGTGTAAGCAGATCATCTCTGAAGTCAGGGAACTCATTAATCAGATTTTGGTTTTGATTGATAAATTTGTCTAAGGCTTTGAGGTCTAAAACGCCTGTAGTAACATCTTCAAACTCCATAATCTTAGAGCGTAAGAAGTCTTCTTGAGCTTTGCTTATAGTTAATCCCAGCAATACTGGTTCGTCGGCTAGGGCAGGGGGCAAGTAATCAGGAGTAGCCCCTGTCCTAGAGAAGTCCACTGTAGGGCCGTCTGCAGGAGCATCTTCAGGCTTAGGATCTGCACTGTAAGTCTCCCCTTCAGGGCGGTTAAACATCTTGTCCAATCTTTCCTGAGTGGACTCAAAGTTTGGTAACTCATCTCTAGGAACAGGGTCTCCATCCCCAACGGCTTCAGGCGGCACAGCATCAGTTACTTCATCTTGAAATTGTCTTTCAAAGGTACTTCTTTTTCCATCAGGGGGGAAAATATCATTACCAGATCCGGGTTCTCTAAATGAAGGATCACCTACTGGCTCAGTAATCATCTCCCCATTCTCATCAAACTGCACCTGACCAAATTCATCTCTTACAGGTCGCTGAACTGGAGCCGTAGCACGGTAAGGATAGGCTGTATTCTCAGGATAGATTACGTCATCAGTAGTGGCTGCGTCAGTAGTAGGTGGTACAGGCTCCTCGACGTTCTCTGCAGCGGCCTTCTTAGCAGCTAGAGAATCTTCCATGCGGATTAATTCAATTCTATCTGCAGCGGCGTCAGTAAACTCAGCGGCCTCTCGTAGCTCTCTAAATTTCTCATCTGCCTCTGCACCACCAGAGCCAAAGCCTTCTCTTAATACGGCTGTATCTCTAATACTTGTGCCACCCTTAGTTTCTGTGGCGAGTACATCTTTAACAAAATACCGTGTAAATCTTTTATTAAGGGCGGCACTGAACCCACGGGCTTGGTCAATAACACTACCAGCCGCCCCGTCTAAAATACTTAGCTGATCAATAGATGCAGCGGCTAAATCATCAAA